ATTTTCGCGCCATTGGGTGTACAAGCAATCATGTTATCTATCATAAATGATATTTCACTTATGATGATATTAGCAAACAAGTATTCACGTTTCATAACCAAGATTATTAACTTTTTGTTTAGTAATTCTAATGTAAGCTTTAAATATACTATTTTTGCACTTAGTTTATATAATAAAGGTGATTTCATTACTGACACATTAAAGCTTGCGCAAAGTGGTTATAGCTACTTGATTCCCGCCGTTGCGGCCGGCCTTAGCCAACGTGAGATTGTTAATGTTAAAGATTTGGAAAATGACGTGCTTGGTCTTAGAGACAAATTTATTCCGCTTCAAACTTCCTACACAGAATCTTCTGGTGAAGTGGGCGCGCCTGAGAAACCGTTAGAGCAGAAGGCGGAAAAAACAATTCAAAACGAAGACGCTATTGACCGTCAAGGTCAGGGAGGCTCTGCATGAAGAAAAGTCAAATAGAGTTTCCAGTTAGTATTTATGGTAATGTAGAGAAGTATAATGACATTTTCTCTAAAGCCAGATGTAGAGTTTTCTATAAAGGCGCAAATAGAAACGGTACTTATATTACTGATGAATTTGCAGAAGAGTTAATCTCAACCTTTAAGTATATACCTGTTAAAGGTATTCATGATGGAGAAGACTTTACAGACCACGGGACTTCTCGTTCTGAAGGACAAATTTATGGTATTGTTCCTGAAACAAATAATTTTGCTTGGGAGCAACATTTGGATAAAGATGGTGTAGAACGTACTTACGCTTGTACCGACGTTTTATTGTTTACGGCACTCTATCCTGAGGCGAATGATATTGTGTCTAAGTCTCAATCAATGGAATTGTATGAACCATCACTTTCTTACCATATGGCTATTGTGCAGGGTCAGAAATATGTAGTTTTCGACCACGGTAGATTTTTAGGACTGCAAGTTTTGGGAGATACCGTAGAGCCTTGTTTTGAGGGTGCCTCATTCTTTACATTACAAAAATCTATTGAAGACACTATTCAAAAGATTAGAGAATATAGTAATATAGGAGGAAACTCGGAAATGGAAATTAATTTCAAACTTTCCGATAGCCAGAAGCATGATGCAATCTGGAGTTTGCTCAATTCAGAGTATAACGAAGAAGGCAACTATACTGTTTCTTATGCTGTATGTGACATATATGATGATTATGCGCTCACTTACAACTATGCAGAAGGCTGTTATGAAAGAGTTTATTACACTAAGGACGATGCAACAGATAGCCTTACACTTGGCGATAAAGTAAAAGTATTTGTCGTTGATGTAACTTCTGAAGAGAAGGCTACGCTTGATACATTAAGAGTCCTTAATGGTAATACTTATGAATTAGTTAATGAAAATTTAACTAATGCAGAAAAAAATGCAACCGATTGTGCAGAATTTAGCACCAAAATTGAAGAGTTAAATACTACAATCGCTACTTTAACTACAGAGGCAGAGAGTGCGCAAGCTAGAATCGATGAGGTACAAACTGAATTCGAGAAGGCTACTACACTTAATGAATCTCTTACAGAAGAGCTTGAATCTTTGAAAACTTTTAAGAAGGACGTTGAGAACCAGTCAAAAGAGGCTGTAGTTTCTGAGTACAGCGACAAGCTTCCTGAGACAGTTTTGGATACTTATAGAGCGAAGTTTGACGACTATACAGTAGAAGACCTTGATATGCACCTTGCTTACGAGTTAAAGAAGACTAACGCATCTGTATTTTCACAAGCGCCCGCTGGACGCATCCCGAAGGCCGACACCCCTCGTTCAGGTGTTGAAGAAATTTTAAGTCGTTACAAAAAGTAATGGAGGTTTTATACAATGGCTATCAAAAGATTGACTATTGATGGTTATGGCCAGGTTGAACTTAATAACGTGGCATTCCGTCGTGATGGTCGCATTGAGGCTCAAGCTAAGCCTAATGCAACAGATTTCTCAGTTGATAAGCTTGAGAATGGTATGCTTTTGGCTGTAGACGCTGCTAAGCGCGAAGTCAAGTACGCTGTTGATGGTACCCTTCCCGTTGCTCTTAACTACAGTGCTGAGCATATGTATGATGAGAGAGCTAACGGTCTTAAGGATTTTTACCTCAACGGAAAGGATGATTTCCTTCCTCGTCTTGGTTACCTCGCTGTTGGCGATAAGTTTACAACTAACTGCATTTGCTACGATAGTGCCGTAGATAGTTCTTGGACATCTGAGTCCGTTTTCATTAGCGCACTCGGTACTTGTGCATCTACTACACTCTATGGTGGTATCAGTGCTAAGGGAGCTATCCTTGTATCTGCTACTGCACCTACTGAAGGTCCTAAGCTCCGCGTTATCGAAAAGACAACAATGCCGAATGGTAAACTTGGCGTTAAGTTCCAAGTTTACGCAGAATAATAAAGGGGGGTTAATGCTATTATGACTCATGAAGAATTAAAACAGTTAGCCCTTCATGCTGCTAAGGGCACAGTTCCTGCTAATTTTACTGCGCAGGGTGAGAGCGCTGCTGACTATGATGTTAACGCTGCTTTCGTTGATGGTTTAAGAGAACTCGCTGGTTCTGTTAACCAGTTTATGAAGAACCGTTATGATATCTATGATATTATGGTTCAGACAATCGATGAGATTATGCCTAAGAACGTTATCTCTGCTTTAAGTCCTTTTGCTGAAGTTAGAGTAGTTGGTCAGGGCGAAAAGGCTATCTTCAAAAAGAGTAAGGGTAAGCAAAGAGCTAAGAAGTTCCTTACACAGGTTGGTCTCTCTGGTGTATACGAGACATTCCGTCTTGACAATGAGACTTTCGAACTCGCTGGACACGCAGTAGGTGGCGGCGCTACAATCGACTTCGAGAGATTGCTCGATGGCGCTGAGTCTCTTGCTGAGGTTATGGACATCGTTACAACTGGTCTTACAGATGCAGTTTTCGTAGAAGTTTCTAAGGCTCTCCGTGCTGCTTACGATGTTAACGACGTTCCTGAAGCTAACCGTAAGTCTACAAACGGTTTCCAGGCTGATGAGATGGTTAAACTTTTGAGCGTAGTTCGTGCTTATGGCTCACCTGTTATCTTCGCACCTCCGGAATTCGTTGCCGCTATGGGCGCTGATGCTATCGTTCCGATTACGGCTTATGGTAATCCCGCTTCTGCTGGTATCCAGGGTGTTTACTCTCCTGATGATATTGAGGCTATCCACAAGACTGGTTACATCAATATCTTCCGTGGTGCTCCTATCGTTCAGATTGCTCAGTCTTTCGTAGATGAGAATAACGATAAGACTTACGTAGACCCTCAGTTGGCTTACGTACTTCCTAGTGGTAACGAGAAGGTTGTTAAGGTTGTTCTTGAGGGTGATACTCAGATTAATGACTTTAAGAACCGTGACAACTCTCTTGAAGTTTATGCTTACAAGAAAATGGGTTGCGCAATCCTTACTTACTACAACTGGGGTATTTATAAGAACACTGGTATTGCCCAGACTTATTACAACCCTTACGAGAATCTTTGATTTAAGTAAAAATTAATCCGTGGGGAGAGAGATAACTCTCTCCCCACACCTTTATTATTATTTTTGGAGTTAAAGGAGATTTTATTATGGCAAAAATTAAAATTACAAGCACCACTAAAGGTGAAGTTAGCGTTATAGACGCTTCTATTCCAGTTAGAATATCTTGGCCTAACAGAGGCACAACTCGTGAAATTGAAGACGATAAGCTTGAGCAGTTAATGTATGACCCAGGTTTTAAGTATATGATTGATACGGGTATGCTCTATATTGAAGATATGGCTGCAAAGAAAAAGCTCGGAATTGAGCCAGAAGATGCAACCGAGCCAGTTAAGGTTATTGTTCTTTCAGATGTTGAAAAGAAAAAATATCTCAAAGATTATAGTTTTGAGAAGTTTAAAGAGAATATTAAGAAGCTTAGTCGTGAGCAAGTTCTTGACTTGGCAGACTATGCTATTGAACATAAAATTGCAGACTTTGATAAGAGCGAAGTCATTGCAAAACTTTGTGGTAAGGATATAATCCAAGGAATTAAGTTGGCTAAGGCAAACAAGGAGGACTAATATGACTTCCTTCGATACGGTATATGAAGCTTTCTTATCCAAAATTTTGGATGATGAATGGGAAAATTGGGACGAAGAAGATGTAAAGCAAGATTTATATACCTTGCTTCAAATTGCTATTGCGCGCTTTAAGTTCCCAAGAGTTTCTTTAGACCATACCGCAGAAGGTTTTGTTGGAGACCTCACAAATGACGAAGTACAGATTTTAGCCACTTATATGAAGTGCGAGTGGTTAAATAGAAATATTCTTACTTGGGAGAATGTTAAGCCGTTATATTCAGAACGAGATTTTTCACAAGCAAATTTAATTGATAAATTCAATAAGATGCTTACAGCAGAGCAGTCGCGCGCGAAAGCACTCGAAGGCTCTTACTATCGTTCTGTTAATAAAAAGCCTTTTGACTATACGCGCTTAGCAGGACAAGATTAATGGCTTCGAGAGAAGTTAATGAGGGATATAGAAATAAGTTAAAGAATAAACTTTTTGGTTTATTATGTGAATATGAAAAAGGCGGCGAGTGGGAATCTTATCTTAATGCTATTATAATTGAATTAAATGGGATTCCCCAAGACCAACAAACTATTAACTATCTAACCCTCTGTCATAAAATTAATTCACTTCGTTATTTGAATTATGAGTACTTCAGAAAGACAATCTTTGATTGTATGAATTTGCTATCTAAAGGTGGAGACCATGGGATATTATGATATTTACAACCTTAGATTGAATCGGTATGGGAATGATTACCTTTCTCGTATGCAGAATAAGCGCGAGAAGGAATTTGACCAATATCTCGCTAAAACAGTTTATAAAGTAGAGTTTAACTATAATGATGAAAAGCAAGTCGGAAGTTTAGAGAAATATAAACAAGATGACACGCGCACTCTTCAGTATTTATTAACTAATGTACATCTTAATATTCCTAATGGAACCATTTTAGAAATTCCTGATAAGGATAAGGTTAAGAAACCTTGGATGATTTATTGGTTAGAACGAATTGAAGCAAGTGGATATAATCGTTATATCGTTTTAAGAATGAGTCATTTTCTTTCTTGGACTGCGCGAGATGGTTCTAGTTGTTCTTCTTGGGCATATATGTATGGACAAGAAGATAATATGTTAAAAGATGAAATTAGGTCAAGAAGTAGAATGGATACGCTCTATGGAGAGAACTTAAAGATGAGTTTCTTCGTATTGCCAACTACTCCTATGATTAGAAAGGATGATTATATAATTGTAGGAGAAAAGCCACTTCAAGAATATTATAGAGTAACAGGTTATGATATTCAATCTTCTGAAGGTGTCGAGTATGTAACAGTTGACCCTGTTTATGAATTCGATCAGACCCCTGCGCCAGAGCAAAAGCAAACAGATAATCCTGCGGATTTCTTCTGGTTAAATGGCGGAACTGAAGTTACACCACCTACAAATACAATTCCCTCTCAGGGATAAGGAGGTCTAAATGGTAAGAGATTTAAAGGAACTTGGTCCCAACCTCCAAAAAATTGTAACTCGTTTACAGTCAAATCAAGATTTATTGAAACTTTTATATTATTCAGATAAAGACCCGCTCTCACATGCTGACCTCACACAAAAACAAATTCAAGAAGAAGTTTTTGAAAAACTTATAAAGGTATGCCCGCGCGTTGGACCTAAAGAGACGGCGCAAAGTCTTATCTCTATTCGTGTTGTAAATGGAATAACCAATAGAGGTAATAGCGAATTTAGGGATATTGGAATTGGAATTGAAGTTTTTGTTCCATTAACTCAATGGTTTATTAAAGATACAAATTTAAGACCATTTTGCATTATGGGCGAGATTCAAAATACGTTAAATGGAAAAGTAGTAAATGGTATGGGAAAAATCCAAGGCGGAGATTTTTCACTCAACTTCTTAACAGAAGAAATATCTTGTTATGAAATGACATTTGACTTTGTAGAGTATGACTAATATAAATTTTCTCTACGGCTATCCGGTAGAATTCAAAAATTTATGTATGGTTTACCCGCCAAGGGTATGTGATAGTTTTAATAAAAATTTTTATTTATATTCGCAGATATTGACTCTTTCACAAGAAGAAATAGAAGATGAATATGTAGAGAAGGAATTAGATATTTCAAATTTACTTACTCCTTTTGAATATTTATTAAATACTGCATATAATGACCCAACCTTAAAGCAATACATAAAA